GCAGAACCTACATTATCTGGATTTGGTAAGATTTCTTCATCAGCATTTGATGATATACCAGCACCAAACTGAATTGTAATTGAGTTGTCCTCTTCAATTCGGGTAATATATCTTTTTGGAACTCTTTTTAATCTTAAAAGATATGGAGTTTCACCAGCATACAAGTTATAGTTTAAAGAGTATGCGGATGTATTTGGAACTTGTTCAAAAATAGTATCTTGAGCCAGATATGGAACTTTGGACCAAGTGTCACCATTATCATCTACAATCTTTACAACATCAATTAAGTTTTCTTCATCAATACGAATCTTGTCGTAAATCTTTGGAGATTCAAAAACAAATTCTTGTGTTGCTTCTTGACCACTAACTGCTTTAACATACTTTTTTAACAAGTAATATGTTGGTTCAGTTGTAGTGGGGTTTGTTTGATAAACCGTAACTTCCGTTGGGTCAAATGATGATGAAAATGCAAAATCTACTTTTTGGGTTGTAGAAAACTGAATTTCGTTATTGGTAGCCGAATTGACTTTCATACCTTCTTTGACTTTCAAAGCGTAATCAAAATCAGGAGTAAAATTATCACCAATACCTTTTGAGGGAACAATTTGGTAGATTGTTAAGATTGTGGTCGCAGGTACATTCAACTTTGGGCTGTATCCCATAGCTTGAGAAATAAGGAATACATTTCCCTTTTCTTGTGCTTGTTCAAGAATTGATTCTCTTAACTGAATATCAGTATAGTAAGAAAGAACATCACCCACATATGATGCCATTTCAATAAACATCATTCCAGGAGATGACTCATTAAAGTCATTGTAAGTTTCGGGAAAGTAGTTTTTAGCAAAGTCAATAAGATTCTTACGGAAATCTCCAAAATCTCTACCAATTAAACTTACTTCTTTATTTACCTTATCAGCCATTTATATTCCTTAAGCAATAGTTAGACCACCTTGTTGGTCTACATAGATAATTATAGTTTGATTTGCGCCACTTTCAGTTACTCTAAAATTAAGTGATATATTAACTCTATTGGAATCCGGCTGAGCGTCTACAATAACATCATTTAATAAAATATACGGCAACCAGAAACCAATATCCTCGGTTATTGACGCTTTTAAATTGTCTTCAACAAAACCATTTATTTGCTCAAATAAAAGCGAGTATACATCCGTTCCAAATAGAGGTTGGAAAGGTCGTTCACCTTTACGAGTTAGGACTAAATTTTTTAGATTAGAAATGGCTTGTTCTTCGGTTGTGTAAGATAATTGAAAAACGCCTGCTCCACCGAATGGTAATTTAACACCAACGGCAACATTCTTTTTTAAATCAATTGGATTTATTTTCCATTCCTTACGAACAGCCATTACTTACCTTTCTTGGCGTTAATCGCCTTCATCAATCCGGAGTAATCTCGTGTTAATGCGTTTACCACCGCTTGACCAGCTTCAGTTTGTTGTAATTGTTCAATCGGAATAGCTCTACCCTCTGCGGTTTGTAAAACATCCGGAGTTTGATTCATAACACCCCAAGCCATTGCTTGATTTGAATTAAAAGCACCACCGGTAGAGTTAATACTTCTCCAATCACCACCATCAGCGGTTTCATTAAGTAGAGATGCAAACTTACCCTCAAACTTTGGACCAGATTTTTTCTTTGGTGTTTGAGATTCAAAAATGTGACTTACCTCTAATGGGTCAGCTTCAACCTTTGGAGTTTGTGTTTGAATTGGTTTTGATTTAATTTCTTTCAAAATAGATTCACGGATGGCCTTTTCTCTCTTGGCCACTTCCTTCTTCACTTCCTCTTGGACAATGATTTGAATTGCTTTAAATAGTTTATTTGTATCCATAGTAATAAATATCAGTTTTTCATCAATTGTAGTTCGGTCTTTATTTTAAGTAATTTACCTGTTATTGGAGTTAGTTGACTTGTCAATGCAGTCCCAATCGGCGTCAGCGGCGGTGCTGTTAAAGCAGCTGCAAGGGTTAGTAAAGCATTATTTAAAGCGGTGACCTGTGCTTCTAAATTTGCAAGTTGAGTAAACATCTTATCCATATCCGCTTTCCAATTTGGTGTAGAAATATTAACTCCTTTTTCACCACTAATAAGAACGCTATCTTTTTTAGAGTTAATTAAAACTCGGTCAGAGTTTAATACTGCTTGTGGGTTTTGATAAATTCCACTTGGAATTACTCCAACTGAAAATGGTCTTGTTTTAATTTGAAGCTTTTGTTGTGATGTAAGATATAATGATGAATCATCACGATTTATATCTTCAACTATAAACTTGTTATATCCACGAGAAAACCCAACGCCATTTCTAATAATGGTAATTGGGGCTTCAGGTCGTGGTGATGTCCAACTTGGTTCTATCGTAGCACCACTTACCAAACTATTAGTTCTTTTTGTATTTCGTGGAGTGTATCCAAAACGAATTGATTGACCAAATCTACCTTCAAAAATAACATCACCAAGATATGGTTGTAATTGAGATAGGTTTTTTAGTTCAACAAACCCATTTCCAAAATCGTGTGGAGAATCAACCGATGATTGGGCTGAAATACCAGCAAAAGCACCATCTATATTACCAAGTCCTACAAGTGATTTACTATTAAGTTTTGGTAATGCGTTATGGTTTATGTTTGATTGAATACCAACGGTTGAAATATAATAATTTCTCGTTGATGACCTTTTTTGTGAACTTGCATCAGCATTGGAACCCAATACCACCATTACTTGTTCACCAATAACAGGAATCTTTTTAGAAGTCATATCAAGTGGATATGCTTCAATTGTATTACCTGTAAGACCCGTGGTAGTTGCTACATAAATTTTATATAACTTTTCAGAGTCTTTATCATCCAATACTATATTTTCTACTGTACCAAATATCACAAATCTTCCCCATCATCTTTTGGAAGGTCTTTTTCAACTTCTTCCATAGCTTGTATAAGTTGTTTTTTTTCATCCTCTGAAAGTAATAAACCACCCTCACCATCAGATTCGTTTTTCATCATTCGTTGAACGATTGCTGCAAGTTTGATTAGGGCGTCATCATTTTTAACGGATACATCTAAATACTCTTTGATTAGTGGAACTACCGCAGCAGCATCACCCACACTTTTTACCATAGGTTCAAGTTGGGCGATTAGCAATTTAATTTGTCGGTCTTTCTTTTTTGAATTATTATAGATGTCAGACATCAAATCCGAAAAAGTTTTACCCTTAAAGATTTCATCATCTTTATACATTGAATTCCTCTATACGATGGTTTAAGTTTTTTATTGTTCCCCTACTGTAGTCAGAATATAATTCCGTGTAAATAACTTTGTATTTACCAACAATCTTTGTGATATATTGGGTTGATACTCCTGTTCTTTCTCTAATAAGTATGTATAATGCCTTTTTGTTGTAGGAATAAAGATTATCTCGGTGTTTAAATAACTCATTTAAAGAGTCTGCAATTTTTTGGTCTCTTTCTTTGGGAAATAAACGCTTCATATGAAAATCCATATAATCTCCAAAGAAATCCATAAAGTCAGATTGAAACTCCAAGTTTTGTGCAATATAAGTTTCATTTACCACATCACGCTCATTGTCAATAGAATCAACATCGGTATGAGCCTTCATTCGTGCGTAGTTCTGATTGTTCTCGTTAAATAGATAGTTTCTTGCAATTACCGTAAAGTAAGAGAACGCCCTACCATTATCTCCATTAAACTTGTGAATCTTTTCATTTAGAAACGCAACCACATTCATCTTTACATCTTCATAAGGAATATTAAAATAATATGTCTTATAAGTGTGAATTACATTCTCTACAAGTTTATCAAACGGATAGTGAATAAATCTATTATAGATTTTATTTTTCAGTCGTTGGTCATCACTTCGGTTGTAGGCGTTAATAGCCATCTCCGTAATTTGGGTGAAGTATCTTTTACTCTTCGCTTTTCTCGCCATTATAATATACTTCCAATTGTTCTACAATTTCATAAAGTTCTTTAAACACATAACCCGTTTCATCATTGGCTTCAAATGAGCCAAGTTTATCAATGTCTTTCATACGAGAAATAGCATTATCAATATGACCAGCCATTTCCGAAAGTAAAACTTCAGCTTGTTCGTAATTACTACCCAAGTCCTCAAATTCAGCTTCAAGAGCTTCATACTTTTTTAACAAGTTCCAAACAGCATATCCAAGTGCTGATGAAACTAATAATAAAATTAAAATTATCCAAATCATATTACTCCTCAATTATATCTTTAAATGCATCAAATACATTTGTTGTTGTAAACCCACCCATCTGAAAAGTTTCAGATAATTTTGCTTTAATAGCAGGTCTACCATATGCTGAATTACGGGTTGATTTTTGTGGTTGCATTTCTTTAATCCATCTTTCGTTTTCAAATCTTGCAGCAAACAAGTCAGCAGTATGCATTATAAATGGTATTGATGTTTTGATTGCTTGGTCTTTATCAAACTTGATAAAATACTCTTTATTGTTTTCATCATACAACCCATCCGTAAGTTTAATACCAATCCATTCTTCTTCGGTGCATCTAATACCAAAGTAATTTAGATTATAGAAAGTTCTATCATTCAAAGACATCCAATGAATGTTAGGATTGTATTTGTAAATTTTACCTTGGTTTTTTACATGCCACTCTGAATCGTTCTTAATGTATAGGTCTTCCGATGGAGTTCCCAACTTACCCAAGTCGTGGTGAAGCGCTGTAAAGATTAGATTTTCACGGGTGTAATCATTCATACCCATACCCAATTCAGTATACAAATCATATACCTTCAAAGCATTACGAGTCACACGAAGAACGTGGTCTATGTATCCTCCTGGAAAAGAATTATGAAAATGTTCAACCGATGAGGCTGGGGTATAAATCATACGCTCTTCAAAATGGTCATACATCTTGTTAAGAGCATCCAACCTTTCGCCTGTAAAGGTTTGATTGATTAGTTTACGAAATTTTTCGTAGTTTTCTACCAGCTCTTCCGCCGTGAAAAAATTTACCATAGTTTAAATAATTACATCAATAATTCCCAATTCCAAAGCTTTTTCAGCCGACATAAAGTAATCGGAACTTTGAATGTTCTGCCAATAGTCTTTATCCATTTTAGTGCTTTCAGCCATTAACTGATTACATTCAATTTCCAACTCTTCACTAAACTTTGCGTTTGATTTAACATCACTCAACTTACCAACTACGATAGTGGACAATTGGTGAACCATAATCTTGGAGTGTTTACTTGCAGCACGAGTTCCGGTTCCATTAGCCAAAAGAAGAGCGGCAGCGGACATAGCCATACCACGAACAATAATGTTGAATTTCATTTGGTCTTTTTGTGATTTCATATAATCAATCAGAGCAAGGGTTTCAATAACATCACCACCGCCAGAATTTAATAGAATATTCACCGTATCAACATTACCATTAATTTTTTTCAGTAATCTTACTTTGGATACAATATCAAAGGTAAGACCACTTTGGATTTCATCTTGAATAAAGATTATATTATTTTCGGTGTCAATACCATAGTCAAACTCACGATAATATTTACGATGATTGTCAACATCAGTTCCATCTTTATTTGTTTCTTCATAAGCAATTTTAGTAACATTGCCTAAAGTTGTTGTATATAGTTCATCCATAGTTTAATAATTTATATTGATACAAATATACGAAAAATAATTGAATTATCCAAATTTATCTATTACGATTATA